AACCGTAGACAGCACAGGGCGCATAATAAAGCTGGGTCACCGGCCTTGCCTCCTCTGAATGGCATTCGCCACCCGCAGAGCCAGAGCCTCACCGCTCTCTCCTGGCTGCTGATTCACCGTGATCGCCACCGAGTTGTTCACACTCGAAGTCGGAAGATCCGCCACCGCTTGAATCTCTCCTCCGAAAGCGATCTGCCCAATTCTGCCAAGCAACCGCCCCACAAAATCCCAAGCGCCCTGAAGGACGTTACTGATTCGGTTCATCACGCCCTCCACGAAATCCCGGACATAACTGAAAGCCGAAACAAAAGCCCCTTTCACCTTCTCCACCGCTGCGGCGGCGTGGTCATAAAAGATCACAAACCAATCGCGGAGAAAAGCGCCGACCTCGGCGAACACGCCCATAATCTCGTGGCGGAAATAGTAGATGGCGGACACCACCGCAGCGACCGCACCCACAATTAAAAGAATCTTCGCGACCAACAAAACAACCGGCGCGCTTACAAGCGCGGTCACAACACCAAAGCCTTTCACTCCCGCCGTGAGAACCGCAAGCCCCGCGCTCACTTTGGCCAGAGCCCCCGCAAAGAACGTGAAGGTGGTGATCACTCCCGCCACCGTTGCCGCCACCGCGCTTACCCCCAAAAGGAAAGCGGCAAGATACATCGAGATCTCCACGATCTGCTGAGTGAGTTCCGGGTTGGTTTCGATCCACCTCTGGACCTCAAGGACAGCCTGTTTCGTTGAATCCAAAAAGGGACCCAGCGCCGTGTTCACGAACTGCCCAATCTGCGCCCACAGGTTTTGGATCTGCTGGGCCAGAAGCGCGTAGCTGTCCGTGTTCATCGCCGCTGCCATCTGTTCCGCTGCGTTGCTGCTGGAAGTCGAAGCCTCGGTCAGAGTCACGATGCTTCCCTTTAGCTGGTCAATCCCCGCCGACATTTGCAGCACAAACCGATAGGCCTCTTCTGAACCGAGAGCCTTTCGCAGCTCCGCCTGCTGAGCGGCTTGCGTGAGATCGGGAAACTTTTGCCGGATCGCCTCGAGAATGTCCGGAAGAGATTTTAGCCTGCCAGACGCATCGGTAACGGTAATCCCTAACTTCTCGGCGCCCTTGCCAATGTTCAGCAGGAAAGCCTTGTATTGTGTGCCCGCTTCCGCACCCGGCATCACTGTTTGGAGCTGGCCTAGAATTGCCATCTGCTCCTCCAGGGGGATCAGGGACGCCGCACCCGTGGCGCCAAGATTTTTCAAAGCGTCATTCATTTGCGCGCCGGTGGTCCTGAAACTCTGAACCGTGGTTGCCATCACGCTCGAAAACCGCTTGGCCCATTCGGCGTCCGAGAGGTCTTTTTGAATCGGCTTGAAGATCCCGTAAGCCGTGGTGAAAGCCCGCGCCATCTCGTCCGCACTCGCCTTGGTGGCTTTCGCAGTAACATTACTAAACCGAGTGATCGCGATCACTCCGTCATCGGACAAACTCGAAATAGCCGATTTGATATCGTAGCTCGAGCGGATAAACTGCGCCGCCGTGACTCCCGTGTACTCGTTGGAAAACTTTCGCGCCGCGTTGCTCAGCCCCTCGAGATCTTTGATGCCCACGGACGAAACCTCCCCCAGGGCATTCTCAATATCCTGAGCTCCCCGAGCCGCCAGGCCCAAACTGCCCACCAGCGCTGTGCCCATCGCGCCTGCCGCGAGAGAGATTTTCGAAGACATGTCCGCGATCGCTTCCGACGCTTTCTTCACAGCGTCCTGAAGCTTTTTGGCGTCGCCTTCGATCTAAACACCGAGGATGACAGCCATCAGCGTTTTTCTGCGGGAACGGGAAGATAAGTTTGAACAACCCCCACAAGCGCGCTCACTAACGCCACCGCTACGAGTTGGTTGTTTTCGAGCCACTCCATATAAGCTCCAACAGAGACGCCGAACGCTGCCGCCACCTGGAGCGCCGCTGCGATCATCGCCACGATCTTGAGGGCTTTGTCGTTGTGTTTCATGCGCCTGCCTCCTGAATCAGATCCAATACAAAATCTTTCAGCACCTTTCTCCCAGGACAAGTCTTGCCGGTCTGCCTGCACTGCCGGTGAAACAAAACTGTCTGGGCATTTGGTTGGATCTTCGCCCAGTCCAACACCGCCCGCGCCGCCGCAGCTCCCATCTTCCAACAAGCCAAACCCCTTCCCTCATGAGGATTCTCTGTATCGTAATTCCCCAGCACCTCGATGCCGATTGTGGTACTGTTAAAACTCGCCGCGTGAACCCCGCGTTTGGTGACATGAGTCATCCCGAAAATCTCATCTTCATCCACGAAAAGATGAGGTCCCTCATTCCACTTCTGCTGGGTGGAATAGAAGTTTTGAATGTTGCGGATATGCTGAATCGAAAAACCGTTGGGGCGCATCGCCAAAGTAGGAGAGCCTGTGTGGTGCATCGTCACGCCCTTGAGCCACGTGGGCACGGGGAATTGCGAGAGGTATTTGCGAAACTCTTTCTCTGTCCACATCAACCCGACTGCTGCGAACCCTACCGGGGCTGGCGCTGCTCGTTCTTTCTGGGCAGCGCTTGCCGCCAGGTCAAAAGCGCGCCTGCTGGCAGGCCCCAAGATCCCGTCGATCTTGCCTGTGTAGTGACCGCCCTGCTCGAGCAAACGCTGGATGCTTTTGGCTCGCTCAATCGAACTCATAGTTTGATCCCATGTCTTTCGCAAATCTCGCGCAAACTCATTGCGGTTTCCGTCGCCAATTCAAGAGAGCGCTGGACCGAAGCCAGTTTCATCTCCAGCTCGTGCACTCGCTGTTCCGCGTCGATGCGCAGATCCCGCTCCCGCTGGAGCTCCTCTGTGATCGCCGCGAAGGAACGGCGAAGATCTTCCAGCGCTCTCATCTGCCGACGTAATTCTGCCATGAGTTCCCTGTGTAATTCAGATCGCTCCCGAAGAACCTGGGACCGCTCGGAAAACACCCACCGCAACAACGCGTAAATCCCCGAGGTGATCGCGACCACCCCGGCCCAAACCGTTGTTACAAGTTTGTCTTCGAACACGCCAATAGCTCCTCGGTTCATCGCTCAAGCTCCTTCAAAAGTTTCTTCCAGTCTCGCTGATTAGCCCCTGCCGCTCGAGCCGCAATCATGCCGTCCCGAAGGTCCCAACCTCGAATCAGAGAAACAGAATCAAGGGAAGCTGCGAACTCGGTGACAGTCATATCCCACAAGGCATTCCATCCACCGAAATCACGAGCGACGAGCGCGAGAGCCCGCATCAGTTGCTCTCCGCCGTCGCTCCTGCTTTTGGGTTTTCCGCCCCCACCGACTTCAGAAATCCGGGAACATCGAAAACCCGCAAAAAAGCTTCCGCCAGAACCAACGCTTCCTCCAGCGGAAGATCTTCCAAATCCTCCACGCTCAGCGAACAACACTTTGCCAACACCGGCATCGCCACGCTTAAGATTTGCATGGGGTTGTCCTGCAGAGTAAGAAGAGCAGGAAGGTGATCACGGATCAGTCCCAGTGTGGGCTGCCTCACCACCACGCTTCGATCACCCAGAGTCACAGTGACCGGAGCCCCAAGTGCGGCGCGAAGACTTTCGATCACGCTCTTTTTCTCCGGCTCGTTCTTAACCACGCCGAGCCGTCGCATGTGCTGCAGGAAGATTTGCTGATCGGTCGCCGTAATCATCTTACGCCACCGTCCTGAACTGTCTTGCCACGAGGGCGTTGGTCATTGTGCCGTCCATCGCCACCAAACCCGCCGGAACGATCAAATCGTAATCGGTTGTTGCCGCGAGGTTGGAGTTGGGAGTGATCACAAGTCGGGTGAAGTCGGTTCCGTCAAAGGCGAAGGTCGCAGGCACATCCGTGTTCCCCTCGGCGGACTTGAGAATGAAATTCCTCGGGGTCACCTGATCCGGCCGCACCGGCGCCGCGAAGGTGAGAAGAAACTTTGCGTTGCGGGGAACCGTCGTGAGCCCGTCAGTCAAAGCCGTGGGGCTGCCGATGTTGGCTGTGAAATATTCCCACGCCGACACCACCGGGGCAATCGCCGTGATCACGCTGTCCTGAATGGAGAAGTAACTCCCTGTAACAGGGTTGATATAAAATCGAAAAGTGACTTCGCAGGATGCGTATTCTGAGGTGTTCATCACCACCTCGCCCGTGGCAACAACCCCAGCGGTTCCGGACAAAATCCGTACGCCACCGTTCGGCCCTGCCCCCGTGATCACAAGAGGGCGTTTGGTCACCCGATGCTGCGGCTTAAACTGTAAGATATTCGACGCCGGGGCGTCCGCCAAATCAAAAAGCAAAGCCAGGTTGCTCTGGTGCAGTTCACGAAGCGAAACCGTCACGTCCGCGCTCACGGTGCTACGGAACGAATCGAGCATGCCCACCGACTGCGGGGCCGTCAGGTCCACCACGGTCTGCTCGCTCTGGAAAGAGGCTCCGTCATCTGTGGTGATTCCTAAATCAAAGCCGCCGAACTCCACACGCACGGGGCCGATTAAAGCATTATTGGGATCAATTGCCATGAGGTTCTCCTAGGATTATATTGTAATCCGGGAGACCCGGATCTGAAACCTTGTCAGCGAAGCCACGGCGTCGGGGGTTTGCAAGAAATCCCAATCGCTAAGCCTCGCGAAATCGATATGAAAGCCAACGGTGCTCCGCAAACCCTTGTGCTGCAAAGCCGCCGCGATCTGCGCGAAATCAGAAAAGGCCCGAGAACGCTGAGCGTCGTGGTTGTCCCGATCAAGCGCGTAGCCCACCAGAAAAGAGTACTGTGCCGTGAAATCCGAGAGCCGTGTGGCAACCCCCACCGAATTAAAATTCACCCGAGGCACCGAGAGGAAAGCTGCCGGGCAGCGATCCTTGAATCGCGAAAGAAGGTCGCTGATATCCTCCAGACTGGCAAAGGTCTCCACACGAATGGCATCAACGCAAACCGACCCAACCACGGGCTGGAGCAGAGTGAGAACATGAGATTCCAGCTCGTGCAGAATCATGACGCCACGCTCAGATGCTTCATCAAAACTTTCTTCAGCGTCTCCTGGTGCGCGGCGGAAAAACCGAGGAAGGGCCGGGCAGGAATCTTGATCGATTTTACAAAACCAATTTGCGCGCCGGGTACACGGGACCGCGACAGAAGAGCCTTTCTGCCTTTGCGGTTCAGCGGGATCGCCAAGCCACGCCCACCAGTTGAGCGGCGGGTGAACCCGTATTGATGCACCGCCGAATAGACAACCAATCTCGGCGCCAGTTTCATTTGTTTCCTGGTGGCGGTCACGGGCGAGGCCATGTACGCGTTGAGCAACCTTCCCGTGTCGCGGAGCGCCTTACCTGGCTTGACCCGAAGTGATTGCGTGAGGGGAGATAGCGGGGCCCAGGCACGGCCTGTGGCCGGGTCCGCTTCGCGGTCAAACGCTGATTTGATCATGTCGTTTTTCATGCGCTCGCCAAAGACTTTCAACGGCACGCTGAAATCGCTCACACTCTTCTTCAGCTTTGCCAGAACCGCTTTGAGCTCCTTGTCTTTGACCGTGAAAGTGACCATTAAAAATCACTCCAGGGCTCAGAGACGGTTGGACGGAAAATCTTCGCTCCCGCAATGCGCTTGGACTGAGGCGGCAATCCAAGGGAGGCTTTGCCACAAGAGACGGCCTTGAGAAACTCGCGCGCATCCCTCACGTTCGCGCGATCGGATTCCGTGAGAGTCTCAGGCCGGTCCTGAAGCAGGTGCCACCACGCGAGGGCGATGGCATGGGCCACAAGGGCAGGGTAAGATTCAGCAGGTTCAGGGAGGGGCAATTTCACCACGCCGCCCAGGTACATCTCGACCTCGTGGTTGGCTTTGTCACAAGCCCACAACAGCTTGTCGTTCGCCGACAAGTCCGCGTTCTCCGGGAGGTTCAAAAGGCGACGAACTTGGTTAGGGTAGGACCTGGCGACAGACTCGGGGGTGGCAAAACTCATCATGTCCCAGACCTACCCTTTCCAAGATTAAACGACGTTCGACAACCACCAACCGGCGTTGGCGTTGGCCGCGACTTCATCGTGGCGGTAATGATGCACTGTGAGCTTCACACTATTCGCGCTGGGGTTGACCGAACGCGCTACCAGAATTCCATCCCGCGCCGTTCCGATGCCGTCCACAGCAACGGTGCCGTTGGTCAGGAACTGGAACCCGAGAGAGGCGTTTTGCGTTGAGGGCGGCTCGTAGTAGGCAATCAACACATCGCCTCCCCACAGCGAGGAGCGAACCGGAGTCTGCCCCTTGCCTGCGGTGTTCTTGGCGCCGCTAACCGACCCCGCGCCAATCAGGACACGCTCAACACCGACCAGGTCGGCGATCGCTTGTGCCATGGCTTGGGTGCCCGTGTAGACGCTCCGCGGATCCCGAGTTTGGGCCGTGATCCCCACAAACTGCGAAGACAAAACCACCGCGTCAGCAGCGGCTCGGCTCATGCAGATGACGTTCGGAGTCTTGCCCGATTTCATCTCCACCTGCGCCACCGCCGTCTTAAGATCGGTCACCGGCTTCTGATTTCCCGTGGTGGAATTCCACTGCACCCCGGGGCTTAACGAGATGTCCGTGTGATTCCCCGCCGCGATCAGGGCCGCCTTGGTGTTGGCGATGAAATCCTGCTCGCGGCTTTGGAGCAAAGCCTCCATCAAATCAAACGCCACCTGCTCCTCGGAGAAGAGCGAAGCGTCGTTGAGCTGGAACTCACCAGGGATGCTGTGGGCGAGAGCATGAGGTGTGATGCTGATGGTCACGGGCTGAGGGTCTTGAACAAACAGAGGCTTGGCCTCGGTGTTCAAGGCTCGAGAAGTGTCCACGCGCCGACCAAGCTGAAAGTCGGAGTCGTAGCGGTAGTAGACAGCGGAGAGCTTCGGTGTGGAAATCACCGGCAGAACCTGCCCGGCCACAAAGCTTTGATAAGGTCGGCGAATCAGCAGGTTCTGAATCGCCAAAGGGTACTGTGTATTGGATACGATGCTCACTTGTTAGATCTCCCTTAAGCGATTGTTGAGCTGAGGATAAACCAGTTGTTTCCAACCGGGACAAACTCGGCGCGGTCGTTCGCCGCGTCGATCGCGGCATAGGTGGCCGCGCCGTTGATGGTGCCGCTGGCCGGTGTGATGGTCACGGCTCCAGCCGTCCCGGTCTTGAGCACCACGAGCCGTGTGCCCGCGCCAACCGAGTTGGCGGCAGGAATCGCGAGGGCCAGGGCGCCGTTATTCGAACTCACGAGAGTAAAGCTCCGGCCATCGATTTCAGCCTGAGTGAGACTGCCCGTGGCGCCCGCGATCGTCTTTCCAGCGTTGAGCACCGCAGCCTGTCCGCCCGTGAGGATCACCACCTGGATCGTCGCGCCGTCGGAGCTTGCCGCTTCCAGGGCGCGAGCGGCGAACACGTCGCCCGCGCTGGCTTTGACCAAGACACCGTCAGAGGTTCCGACCTTCAGCAGGTCCCCAGCGGCAATGCTAGCGGTCCCGCCGTTAACCACCGCGAGACCGATTCCATTGACCGCAACACCAGCGGGTGTTCCTTGCGGCGAATCTGTTGTACTGAATCCGAAGCAGACGCTGGAAGGCGTGGCGTGGGATACCGTCAGGAAATCTTCGGCGGCGCTCGCAACGGTCACAGCGCGAAACGGCAAAACGTCCGCGCTGGCTTTGGCGTTCAGCGTGGCGCCGTTAAATTGAGATTGGTGCAAAGCCATTAGAGTGTCCCCTTTTCACGAAACTCTTGACGCAGCTCGCGCGTGTATTTTTCCAGGTCGCCGTCGGGATGCTTGCGCAGAAATTCGTTCTGAAGCTCGGACACCCTTGTCTGAACAGGCTCAGAGAACCAGTCACCAGAGACGGGCGCGGTGGCAGCAGGAACAGAAAACCGCGAAGAGGTGTTCACAACAGCGGGGATCTTCCCGATCATTTCGAGGAAGCGGGAACGAATTTCGTCGTTCGCAGGAAGAGCATGATAGATCTCCACCAGCTCCTGGCGAATCGCAGGGATCGGCAAGCCCTTCGCTGTGAACTCGGAAAGGGTGTGCTCAAGCAAACTCGACTGCTCGGCGCGGTAAGCTTTGAGTTTCAGCGCAGAGACCTCTGCCTGAAGCTCGTCGCGGTCCTGCTGCAATCGACGAAACTCAGCCACGTCAACAGTGGGCGGCTCGTTCTGATTTTCGGGCATTTGATCGCCCTCCTGTGTGGTGTAAATTATCGCCGAAAAAGTCTCGGGCGACAAATCGATAGGGGCCATGCCGGGCACAGCGGGCTGGGCCGCGCCAAGCAGAGACAAGGCTTTGAGGTAGGGGCCGCGCTCCCCCGACCTGAGCTCGAAACTTTTGTAGAGCTCGACAGAGCGGTTCGGGAACGTCTTCTCGTCGATCATCCTGAAAGCGGCTTCAGTGATCTCGAGATCGGCATAGAGGATGCCATCTTCAGCTCGAAGAGAATCAACCCATCCGTAGGCGGGACCTTCCTGAACGTGGTCCAAAGTGATGGGCGCGGCGATCCAGGACTTGTCGTAATTCTCGGCGACGCGCTCGACCATGTCGGCGCTCCACTTGCCCTGGGGATAGTCGCCCGCGCGGAAAATTTCCACGTCCGTGGCAACAAGGTTGCCGCTGGAAACCACGAGTTTGAACTTGGTTGCTAGCTCTTCCATGAGAGCTTGTTAGCGCAGAGCCCCGCGAAGCTGGCGCTCTTTTATCTTCGATTCGTGGGCATGAAAAAACCGCCCAGGGAACGAGCCCTGAGCGGCCGGAGAGAGAGAGTCATTACATAGCCTGACCGGCGAAAACTATTCAGCTAAAACCGCTCAATTCCTTGCGCGAGATCAATTGTGCCCGCAGCTGTTTTGAACTCGCCTGGCTCGACCTCAATCAGCGGGACCATCGCGCACCGGCACTGGTAAGAGAAAGGCGGTCGGCCAATGGTAGCAAGCTCCGCAGAACCCAGTTGCACCTGCTTGCCGTTCAGCTCGGCGTGCCCAGGGCGGCTTCGTTCGTCAGCGGGATTCGTGTACTCGTAGCCCCACAGGAAGTCTTTGAGGTCGGGATCAGATTCGATCATCCTCTGCTGCTCGGTATACTGCAAGCCAATCTCGGTGCGGAAAACCATCTCCCAATAAGAGAGCGCACCGCCCACAGAATCAGGCAGGTTCTGCACAAACGCGTCCACGCTCAACCCGTCTCGCGCGGCTCGCGCAAGAAGGTTTTGGACGTGTTCGACTAGACCCAAATCCGCGATCTGCGAAACGGCGAAAGCGGTCTGCCGAATGAAATTCTCGGCCGCCCGAGCGTCCCCGCCAAATTGCGAGGACAGCTGCTGAGCCGCGAGAAAAATGTCGTCGGTGGTCATCACCTTTCTCGAAATCATCCACCGCACCGCATCCGCAAAAGCCTCTCCCAGATCCGACACTCGGAAAAGGCCGGGGCGATCCACCAGCAACGCTTGCTTGATTTTCGCGGTATCCAGCGCGGCCGCCAACGTCGCCGTCGCCACAAGCCGCTCGCACAAAATGTCGGTGCGCAAGAACCGGGCATCAATCGCGTTAAAATCAAACCCGTCTTGTTTCACCCGTTCCGCAGTGCGCCTGAGCAGATCCCGAACGCTTGGCCTGGCGTCGTCCACTATCTCCTTTACGGCGCGCTCCTTGATCTCATCTGCCTTGGTCACGGAGTCCAGCGCCACCTGACGCACCGAACGAACACGACGGGAGAACACTGCCCGCTGGATCCGGGGAGACGCCCAAGCCCAATTCGCCAGAGCGATCTCGGCTTTCGTAAACGGGCACTCCTCCGAAACCACGTTGTCCAGGTCGCCCATCGCCCCACGCATGCGCGCCACAAAACTCACGGTTCGCAAGGCCTGCTTGGCATCGCGAACTCCCCACTCACTCTTCGGTTTTCGCAAGAGGGCGAGATTCCTCTCGATCGGGGCTCGGTTCAAACTCGCTCGCCTGGAACAAGCCGTTTCTGACCAGCGCTGTAAATCGTCCGCCGTCATGTTCACCGTGGCATGATATTGTTCCCAGGCTTTGTCGATATCCGCATCAGCAAACTCGCTCTGTTCCGCCGCCGAGGGCGGGCGCAATCCCAGCTTCTCCCGAGCCTCAGACTCCGAAATGGGCAAGCCGATCTTAAACGCTGTCTCGAGTGTGGCCCGGGTTTCCTGGGCGTCAGAGGGAATTTCGAAATCAATCGTCAGCTGCGGAATCGGCGCGGTGTCCCCGAAGTTCACCTTCACCACCAGGTCGATCAGTGCTTGTACCGCCTTGCGGATCGGCGCGCTGTAGGGCGCCAACGTTCTCAGCATCACCGCTTCGTGAGTCTGGCTTGCCGCCCGGCTGCCGTTTTGCCCGGCCACTGTGGCCAGCTCCGAGCCAAGCAACGCGGTGCGGATGTAGCTGTCGATGCGGCTGATCGGATTATCAAAAATGTCGGTGGCTCCCGCTCCGATGTTGCGGGGATGAACCTCGATCTCCTCCCCGTTGGCGGTTACGATCACCGCGCCGTCAGGAAGCTCCTGGAGAGCCACGAGAAAGTCGTTCATGCTCTGGGATTTTTCGGTTAGCTCGTTCGGCACTTTGCCGTGGACAATCGGCGTGCCGAACTTCGCCGCAGCTTTCACCTGCTCCGAGAGAAGCTTGCGCTTGGCCTCGTAAAGGTAGCGCAACCCCCACACCGGCGACTCGCCGAGAGGGTTCTCGTAAGCCCCGGGGAGGTTGGCGTGAAAGATTTGTCCGGGGGAAGGAACCCGGCGGGTCTGGTAGAAAAGAAACTCGCCGGACTCAGCATCAAAGACAAACTGCCCCGGGTGAGCGTGAAGGATTCTGTGGGGCACCAGCTTGCCGCCTCGCTCCTCCCACAACGCTTCCAAAAACACCACACCGTGACGGACCAGGGCCGAGATCATGGTATCAAAAATCGTCTCATGCTCCGCCATAACCGCGAGCACAAGATCGCGGATCTCCACCTCGAGAGCGGTCACCTCGACAGTATCCGCGAACTTGTAAAAGCGATCGCGGGAAACAAATCCGGAACGCAACACCGAGATGCACGACTTGATCACAGCGTCACGATCAGTCATCTCGTCCAACAGATCCCACACCCGCTGACTCGAAACGTACTGAAACCCGTAGGCATTACTGACCGACTGTCGCGCCCAGACCGTTTGAATGTCCGCCAAGGGATTCTCGCCATAGCGACGGGGAACAAGCTCTTCTGCGCGAGCAGCGCGTGGGGTCGGGCGGTCATTCATGGTCGAGGCAGCTTTCGATTTTGGTGATCACAGCGAAAAATTTCTGGCGAGCCAGGCTCCGCTTCTCACGTCGCCCTGCCGCCCGATAAGCCATTTTGCGAAACGCGCGGGTGTCAATCTGAGCTCCCATGACCCGACTAAACGCGGCGGCCGCGTCCTGGGACTTGAGCAGACCAGAGGACACAAGAAAGTCCAGAACCGCGACGACGGAATCTTGTTCTTTCGCCTCGAGCGAATCGTAAACGGAAGCCGAGTTTTTAAGCAAACAAAGCACCGAGCGAGCAAGGGATTGCGAGCAGGCAGCGGCAGCGTCGTGGCGTGGCATCAGATCAAATCTCCCCCTATTTTTTTTACAGCAAGAGGTTTGAATTTGGACGCAACGCGACGCCGGTCCAGGGCCGAGTCCGCAAACCACAGCGCCATGAGATCGTCCGGCGTGGTACTGCGGGTCACCTGCCGAGTCAGGATCGACCACTCAGCCTCGGCGCGGCGCCAGAACTCGCCGACCTCATTTTTGAGTTTGGACATGCCGTCGGGCCAGAGATAAACCTTGTTTTGGAACTTCATGTCGAGCCCGGGCAGGCCCAGTTGCGGATCCCACTTATTAGCGCCGGTCACGGTGCCCGTGATGGTTCGCGCCCACTCGCAATCATGGAATCGCGCGAAGGTACGCAGAGCCTCTCGCAAAGTCGATTGCACGCCGTTGGATTCCACCGCCAATTCCCGCCAGCGAAGCCCCCGTCGCCAAGCGTCGTCGATGCGCCGAAAGGTTTCGTCGAGGCCACCCTGAATTGTCCAGAGCTCCAAAACAATTCGACATTTCAGCCCTGTCTCAGCAACCACACAAAAAGCCATGCCCTTGCGCTGCGCCCCCGAAATATCAAGCCCGGCAGTGATCGCGAAGCGAAATTGATCGGCGTCAGATAATGCAACAAGCCCACCAACATTTTCGACTTGAAGCAGGTCCGAGACAAGCCCCGGAGCTCGCTCGCGATCCTTAAACCCGGGCATCATGAGGTTAGTTTCATCGACGCCCTGGAGCCGGAACATCGCCTGGAAAGCCCCAGGCTCGGTGTCGCGAAGATCCTCTTTGGTGTATCCTGGGCGAACGGGAAGATCGAATTCCGCGTAGAAATGCGGCGGGAAATCCTCGCCGGTGTCCGGGCACTCTTTGACCGCGAGCCCATATCGCTCGGGCTCGTCGAGAAGAGGGAAGTCGTCGGGAAGGTGGTAGCCTTTGAGAAACATGCGCTCGCAATCGGCGGTGACCCCTACCCAAACGCTGATAAACTTCGGCCACTCACGCAGCTGGTGCAGCAGGTCGTTTTTGCCGCGAAGGTTCTGAAGATACATGGCCACGCCGCCCAGGCGCAATCGGCCTTCGATGAACGTTTTTTTGAACGCCTCGGCGATCGCAACGCCCTCGCTGTTGTCGAAAGTCCGCTGGGTGATCACGTCGTCAGCCAGCAACAAATCGATGCGCGCCGATTCCATTTTCGGCGTGCTGGACATCGCCCTCATGGTGGGATCTTTTCGCTGCCCATCGGTTTTCAGAAACCACTCGGACTGTTTCCACCCCCGCCCGGTCATGGACTCCTCGGCGTCCGCTTGGTGGGTTGGGAAGAGCTTCTGATAGGCGGGACTGAGCACAATCGCCCGACACAAACTCACCACATTCGTGCTGTCGCTCACGCTGCCGCTGGTCACCGCGATGCGAATGTCACGATCCTGGGCCAGGGCGAACAGCGCGCCCATTCGCGCCAGGGTGGACTTTCCCAGGCCGGGCGGACTCGTGAAAGCAAAATGCCGCCGCCCACTGGTTTGGCGGGTGTTCCAGCAGTAGAGCCAGCTATCGAAGAAGATGCGCGTGAAGTTATCGATGGGGATCGACCGATTTTTTTCGTCCACCAGGATCGCCTGGAGAAATGCGTAGGGATCAACGCGAGCGTTGCCCTCGGCGCGGGCAGAGCGCACGCCCGAGCGCATCGATTCCAACAGGTATTGCGCCGGGTCAAATCGAGCGAGATTCACGGATCTTCTCAAACTGAGCGATCACGCGAAGGTAGAGATGCTCGTGGTTGGGCAGAAGCACCTGGCCCAGGGCGAGGGTCAGTTGCGAAAGGGTCTCCTGAGCCTCCCGGCGGATGCGCGCTTCTTCAATCTGTACTTTGGTACCCGACAATTCCATCTGGAGCTGCACCGCTTTGATAGCGGTGTCCAGGGCGCGGCTGTTGGGCACCTCCTGTCTTTCTGTAAGAGTGACTTCGCCGTCGGGACCAACGCGCTTTTCCCGGGAGATTCCCGTCTCGACCTTCTTGTGAACCGAGAGGGCGGACTTGAAAACGCGCTCGGTTCGCGCAAGCTGAAGAGATCGCTGGATCTCCAGGCCCGGCTGGTGAATCTTACCAACATAGATTTGGAACGCCTCGAGAAACTTGCGGAACTTAGCCACGGAAATCTTACACGCGATGCGCGCTTCTTCCAAGGTGGCGCCGCCCGCCACGAGATCACCGAAAGCGTCCAGTTCCGCGCGCGAATAGCCGTTAAATATTTTTTTCACGGTTCGGGCCTCGGCGCTGCATATATCCGCCGCGAAGAATCGCAAGATGGCGGGAAATCGTGTTAGGGGACACCTTGAAGTGTTTGGCGAGCCTGGTGATATCCCCGCGCTTGATTTCGATGTCCTTAATATAGGCGGCTAGGCGCATGCGGAACTCAAAAGATTGCTGGGAGCGTTGCGCGAGCCATTCTTTCTTGCGTCGAATAAACGCGGCCGAGCCCTTCCGCCCCGGCCACTCCTTAAGCCCGCCTGTCGGCGGTTTCGAGAGGCCGAGTTTAACGCGGGTGGCAAAGTCCATGCTGTACTTGGATTTCCTCATGTCTCGCGGCGCTAAATCGCCTTTTTCGATTTTATTCAAAAAAATCGTACCTCGATTTGCAGGCCTGCACAACTAGACAAGCAAGAAAAATTTGTGCACTGACTGGATGGTACTAAACATGACAAACCCCTCACAGCCTTATGGGATAAGGGTTTCATTTGTCAAGTATAGTACCATCCATGTAGGATAAATTTGGAAGGTACTAATACTAGCATTCTTCGGAAACCTATATCCCATAAGGCCGTGATAACTTTTTTTTGTCAGGTATAGTACCATGCGTACCATAAATACTAACCTGAGAAACGAAACTTGGCGAAAAAGGGCCTGAAATGGCCAATTAGGGCCCCCTAAAGATGGCCATGTCAAGTACCCCTAAAAAGCGTGTTCGCCACGGGATAAGGCATTTATCCTACGCATGGTACTATGACTGACAAAATTTTTCTCTCGCGCCCATGTCCCACATAACTTTCCCGCGACCGTCAACCTTAGTAGGATGACCTTTTCGATGGTACTAACATCCTACTAAAATTGTCAATTAAGGTACTACTTCTTGACAAAATCTGTCCAGTTACTGGACAAAAAAGGCCATTTACTTCACCAAAATAGATGTTTACGGAGGTCCCACCCTATTTCGTTTTTTGCGTTTGTCAAGTACCCCCTCAACTTGACAAACAAATTGGCCATTTTTGACAACCGAATCTTCATGTCTTTCCAAAAATGGCGATAAAGCAGGAGGCGGGGGGTGACAAAACAATTATGTCAAAATAGGACATCAAGACGCAAAACAGGGCTATTAAAAAGAGAAGTTTTTTCTGAATTTTTCTTCGCGCTTTTGAGTACGCTACCACATGGCTATCACAATTTCACCAATTGATTTGCCGGTCATCAAGACGGCTTGTTCCCTGGGTCAGGTCTGTTTCAGGGACGGATACGTCCTGGGCGTCTGCAAGGATCTTCAATTTCGCGGCAAGTTATCGGTGCCTTTTGAGGGCGCTGTGGCTTTTGACGCGGAGCTTCTCGCAAAGGTAATCGAACCTGGCGAGATTTCGCTGGAGGGTAAGGTCGGCCCGTTTGATCTTTTCACCTTCCCGGCAGAGGATTTCCCCAAGATCGATTTTGATTTGGAGGCTCCCCCTTTGGTTGTTCCCGCGAAGGAGTTGCAGCGGGTGTTGTCTGCCGCCCTGGTTGGTGTGCCCAAAAAAGATCCGCGCCGGATTTTGTTCTGTGTGCGTTTGGAGATAACTTCTGACGGAGTTTTCGTGGGGGTTGGCACCGACGGGAAAAAACTCATTTGTGCCCGGGGAACTTGTCTCGAGGGACAGGAAGCCGAAATCAATCTTCCCGAAAAAACAGCCCGGGCGGTTTTGGAAAGCCTGGGCGAGGTTGACCAGGTGACGATCCGCGCGAGCGAGACGGCGGCGGTGATTGAGGTCGGCCGAATTGAGATCAGAAGCCAGCTACAAAGTAACTACCCGGATTGGCGAAAGGTGATTCCGGGGAAGGCGGGGGAGGGGATTGTCCTGGATAAGGCTCCTCTTTTAGCCGCCCTAAAGCGAGCGAATCTGATTGATGCAACGGCGCGGCTGCGATTTCAAAATGGCGGCTGCGCGGTGTCTGCTCGCTGCGCGGATAAGGGGACTTTTTGGGAATCGTTCGCCGTGGGGAACGGCGAACTGAGCTTTTCGGTTGATGCAAAAATTCTGAAGGAGGTTGTTTGCGCGTTTTCTGAACCCCGCTGTGAAATGCGGGGGGGCAAGCCGATCATTTTTGATTTCGGCGATCTGGGTTTTGGGTTGGTGATGCCAATAGTGGAGAAGCAATCATGCGAGGATTAGTGAAGGAGCTGATGCTGCGCTCGGGCTATTCCCGGCCGACCGTGGCGGCGTACCTGAAGGATAAGAGTAAGGTGTGCGTGCAGGTGAGACTGCGGCTTTCGAAAATTGTTCGGGAGCTCAAAACAGAACTGGAGAGAGATAGTGCAATATCTGACGAATAGTCGAATCAATCAGTACAAGTTTTGCCCGCGAAGCCACGAGCTGGCTTATGAGCTCGGGATTCGCAGGGCTGACCCGCCGGAGTATTTTCGCCTGGGCACAGCGTGGCACAAGTGCATGGAACTGTGGGCGAACGGGGATCCCGTGGAACAGATCGAGGCGGGCATTCGGAAGAATTACGAAAGGCCCCCTGACTATGTGCTCGAGAGTCAGGAGCTGCAGGCCAAGTGGTATTACGAATGCGTGACGGTACTCACACTCTTCTCGGAATATCGGCGGCATTACGGCGAGGACGGCGTGGAGGTGCTCGCGGCGGAAAAGGCGTTTGCGTTCGAGATCGCGAATCCCGAGACGGGGAAGACCACCCAGGTGTTTCGTGCTGCGGGTAAGATCGACCAGGTGGTGCGGTTGGCTGACGGGCGAGTTGCGTTGCGGGAGTTTAAGACGACAAGCGCTGATATCTCGCTCGAATCGGATTACTGGCGGCGGTTGCGAATCGACAGCCAGCTGAGTCACTATTGGCTGGCCGCTCTGAGTTTGGGTTTCGGAGTCACGACGGTTATTTACGATGTCGTGCGCAAGCCTGGGATTCGTCCAGGTCCGGTGGCGGTGGAAGACGCTGACGGGCCGATTGTGCTGAGTGCGAGTGGTGAGCGGGTGATGAGGAAGGACGGGAAAGGCCCGAAGAAAACAGCTTCTGCTGGTGAGGTTTTGCAAACCAGGCCGATGACCACAGATGAGTGGAGAAAGAAGCTGAGCGAGAGTATCCAATCAGATCCTTCCCGTTATTTTCAGCGGGTCGAAATTCCGCGAACTGAGCAGGATTTGCGGGAGTACGAGACGGACCTGTGGGAGACCCAGAAGATGATCCGCTATTCCCAGGTCCAGGGGTTTTGGCCACGGAATACCGGAAGCTGTTTATCGGTGGGGCGGGGTCGGTGTCCGTATTTTGATATTTGCACCCAGGGGCTTGATCCGCTTCAGGCTCCGGGGTTTGCAAGGGTAGTAAACATCCATCCTGAATTAGGAGAAGAGGGTTATGAGTAAGTCGAAGTTGCAGTTTCGAAAGGTGACGGCGGCGCCTGCCCAGCGTATTGGGGTTTATGGCGTGCCGGGAGTTGGTAAGACAAGCTTGGCGATGCTTGCGCCGGGTCCGGTGGCGGTGGTCGATTTTGACCGAAGTGTCGGGGTGCTTCATAAATCCGGCGCGGTGCCGGAGAGTGTGCAGTTGGTAGATGGGATTGCCACGTATGGAGATCTTTTGGAGATCCTGCGAGATCCGGCGTGGGAGCAGTCGGGTGTCAAGAGCCTGGTGATCGACACGGTGACCGCGATGCACAAGCTCGTGGAGGAGCACGTGATCCGAACAATTCCTTCTGATCGCGGCGCGGCGACTTCTATTGAGTCCTATGGCTACGGGAAGGGCTACAGCTTCGTGTCCGAGGAGTACGCCAAGCTTCTCGCGGATCTGGACCGGTATCATGTGCAAAAGGGTCGGAACGTGGTTCTGGTTATGCACGAGATCAAGGCCAAGCGGGCAGGCACGGAAAACATGGAACTTTTGGAATACACGATTGCGCTACCTGAGAGCGGTACCAAATCGGTTCGGCAGCAGGTGATAGGTTGGCTTGATCACCTGCTGTTCCTGAATATCGAGAAGGTGGTGACCGACAAGGGCCTGGTCAAGAGCACGGGGCTTCGTGTGATCTATTGCCAGGAAGGTCCGAACTTTCGGGCTAAGAGTCGGAGCACGCAGGACCCGATCATTTATAACGCCGGGGACGGCTCGGCGTGGAATACGATTTTGTGCTTAGGAGCGAAAAGCAATGGCTGAGTTAACAACACCTGGAGTATATCAGGTCGAGATCCAAGATATCAAGCTTCAGGACAGTGAGAGAAGCGACGCGATCATGGTTGGTTTGGAAGGGAAGGTTGTAAACATGTGGCAGTCCGGGGAGTGGTTAAGCTGCTCGGAATGGCCGGACACATTTGTTCGCGGGACCGTGGTGTTGTTTAAGGGTGACGGGACGGTGAACGAGTCGGGCGTGAACCAGCTCAAGAACGCTTTTGGGTGGAATCCCGCCCAGGGCATTCTGGGGCTTGAGAGAGATTTTATCGGCGTGTTGATTAACGCGACCTGTAAAACCGATTCTTATATCGACCGGACCGGCCGGACCGTGAGCACGGTGAAGATCACCTGGATTGACTCGTGCGACGCCAGGCCATCTGGTGGTTTGCGTGGCATGGACGAGACTCGAAAAAAGGCGCTGGCCCAGTCCCTTGATGCACGGTTGCGTGGGTTGGGCTCGCCTGCTGTGCGCAAGGTGAAACCGGCGGACGAAATTCCGTTTTAGGATGCACCTGCGAGACTACCAAGAGCAGGGAATTGAAGCCATCCTGGCGGCGGCACAAAAAGGAAGGAGGTTGTTGTATGTGCTGCCGACCGGGGGTGGCAAAACGGTTCTGTTTTGCGAGCTGGCTCGGCGGCTGAACAAGAAAGCGCTGGTGATGGTTCACCGCGACTTTTTGTGTGGGCAGGTTCGCGCGGCGTTGGCTCAGGCGGGTGCGAACTGTGACGTGAAAATGATCACGGCGGCAGGTCGAGTGAGCGAGCATTATGATCTGCTGATCATTGACGAGGCGCATCACGCTGTGAGCCGAACTTGGAGTGATGCGATTTCGAACCTGGAGAAGATCAATCCCGATTTGATCACGGTGGGTGTGACGGCTACGCCCGAGCGTTTGGACGGGAGAGGGTTGGGCGATATTTTTTCCAAGATGGTTCAGGGGCCGCAAGTGGCGGAGTTGATTGAGAGAGGTTATTTGGCAACCCCGGTAACGTTTGCTCCTCCCGCTAAAATTTCGACGGAGGGGCTGAGGGTGATGGGAGGCGATTACAATCGAGAGGAGTTGGCGACTCGGGCGGCGACGATCACGGGAGATGTGATTGAGCATTACCTCAAGCTGGCCGGGGGCAAGCGTGCTGTTGGTTTTACGCCGACGGTGGATTGCGCGGAGAGTTATTGCGCGGCTTTTAACCGGGCGGGGATTGCTGCTGACATCATTCATGGCGGGCACAACATGGTGCAGAGAGAGAGTTTGATTCGGCGATTCCGGGAAGGAGAGATTCGGGTTTTGTTTTCCTGCGAAGTGATTTCTGAAGGGTTTGATTTGCCTGCGATTGAGGCGGCGATTTTGCTGAGGCCGACGAAAAGCCTCGCCTGTTTTTTACAGCAGGCGGGGCGGGCCTTACGCCCCGCGCCGGGGAAGGATAAGGCGATCGTGATTGATCACACTCAAAACACGGAGAAGCACGGCTTGGTTTCCGATGAGCGTAAATGGGGTTTGGAAGCCAAGAAAAGGGTGAAGCGCACGGTGGAGAAGCTGTGCTGGACCTGTCGGGTTTGTTGCGCTCAAAACCCTCTTCATGTGGATGTGTGCGATAATTGTGGGGCGGCGCGAACCACGGAACCGAGGGAAGCGCCCAAGCATGTGGAGGGGGATTTGGTCGAGGTGAAAAGTCGGCGAAGGAAGATGAGCCGGGAAGAGATCCGGAAACTGTTTCGGGAAGAAAAGGACAACCGGAAGATCGTGCAGACTCTTTTGGAGGTGGGTTACAAGATGGGTTTTATCAGGATTCAGTTTGGATTTCGCGGGAGGTCGCTGTCGTGAGCTATCGAGGAGCCATTCATAAAGAAAGAGTGTTGGCGGCGATTGGGTTTCGCAAGGGTGTGATGATTTGGAACGCTCCGTCGGGAACCTTTCGAGCGCCGAGTGGTGCGCTGGTAAAAGTGGGAATGCTGGGCCAGGCAGACCTGCTGGGAATTGTGGAGAGGGAACCGTGGCCGGTTCCTTTCGCGGTGGAGTGCAAGGCGGGTTCCGGGCGTTTGTCGAAGGAACAGAGAGTTTGGCGAGACAATTGGGTTCGGCGCGGCGGTGTTTATTTGGAGGCGCGGGAACCGGAGGGGGTGGAAATAACGAAGCGCAATTGGTTGTCGGTCTATTCTCCGATTGCGGATGAGCTGATGCGACAAATAGAAGAGAGAGGGATATGATTTTAGCTAGCGAGTTGGTTTGTGGGATGCGCGTTTTGTACCGTGGCGCCGTGTTCCGTGTGGCTCAGATTTGGAGACTGGGTAAGAAGGTCCGGGTGCGGCTGATTCACCCGATGATCAAGGATATCTATTTGGATTTGGCGCCGAGCGCGAAAGTCGAGGTGGTGAAGTGAGTTTGGAGAGCGAGTATGACGCGGAGTACATCGCGCGGGCGCTAGGTAAGGCGGTTCGTGCTGGAGAGTGGTGGAGTTGTCTGGCACCGTGTCATGAGGATAAAAACAATTCGTTTTCGATTCGGGATTGTGGAAACGGGAAGATCGACACCAAGTGCCATGCTGGTTGTGATTCCCGGCGGCAGATTGCGGCGTTGAAAGTGATGGGTTTGCTCAAGTCGCCCAGGCGAAATGAGCAGGGGGCGGACAAGGACGCGCTGGCGAAGACTTACGGGTTGTGCTGGCGGGATTTTGAGCAGGCTGGATGCGTGCTGAAGTCGTGGCCGATTAATGGCGAGTTCATACCTTGTGTGGTGTACCCGCTGCATAATGGTGGCGCCAAGATCAAGTCGGTGGCGCGTTATGGGAAAGGCGGGGAGATCTTGTCCTGGCCACAGGGCAAACGGAGTTCCGTGCACAAGAGCGGGGGCGGTTCGGGTTGGTTCGATCCGGCGCCGAGCCTCGAATCAGACCTTCTTGTTTTGACGGCGGGGGAGGAGAAAGCGATCGCCGCGGTCAAGGCGGGGTTTCGCGCGGTGAGCTGGTCGAGTGGGGAGGGGAAACCTTCTTCTGGTGCTGTTGAGTCGCTGAGTTATTTGCCGAGGATCCCGGTGGTGGTAGCGATGGACAACGATGGTGCCGGGCGGAAGGGTGGGAAAGCGTGGTTGGAGAAGCTGAAGCTGGCGGGGTTTGACGCCCGCAAATTGGTTTGGCCGGAGGGTGTTGCGGACAAGTTTGATTTGGCTGACTGGTTGCGCGAGAAGGGCGCGGAATCGCTGAGGGATCTGTTATTGTCCGAAAGGCCGGAACAAGAAGAGGATGAGGAGAACGAGCTTCTTGTCGGTTTTGACGAACGCGCGATGGTTGAGAGCTGCTTGAAGATCCTGGCAAAATCGAATTTGAATTTGTACCAGCGGGGAAGGGTTTTGGTGGAGGTTCCGGAGAATGAGATCGAGACTGAGGGATCTCGGCCGATCCGGATTTTGTCGCCCACAAAAATTCGTGTGCTTCTCTCGAGCCTGGTGAAGTTTGTGTCGAGCGACGGGAAGATGCGGCAGATTCCGCGAGTGTTGCCGACGGCGATTTCGGAATGGGGAGAATACGAAGGGTTTCGAGAATTGGTTTCGGTTTTGGAGTATCCAGCTCTGATTCGCGGGAACAAGATTGTGCGGGAGCCTGGTTATTATCCTGATAGCGGAACACTGCTGGTGCGCAGAAACAGATCTTATCCCGAGATGCACCCGAACCCGACGGCTCACGAGGCGACGATCGCCGCCCAGGAATTGCTGGATGATTTTCGTGATTTTCCTTTTGAGACGGACATTGATCGTGCGGCTTTTTTAGCTTATTGCCTGACGGTGGTTTGTCGGGACGCGGTGACGGGGCAGGTGCCGGGGTTCATTTTCACGGCGAACGATCAGGGCGCGGGCAAAACCAATTTGGCGATCGCTCCGTGGTTGTTTTGTATGGGGAAAGCGCCGGGCGTTTTTGGTGGGTTGCCGAGGTCGGCGGAGGAGTTGGACAAGCGGATTTTGGCGGCGATTCACGGGGGACAGCGAGGATTGATTTTTGATAACGTGACCCACAGGATTGGTGGTGAGGCTCTCGCGGTGCTGCTGACGAGCGCCGCTTATCAAGGCAGGATTTTGGGGAGCACACAAACAGTGACAGTCAAAAATAATTGGGTGGTGGCGATCACGGCGAACAACGCGGCGGTGGACACGGACCAGGCGACAAGGTCTGTTTTTATTCGGCTGCTGGCCCCGCCAGGACACAGGGAGAGAGATCAGTCGAGTTATAAGACGCCGGATTTTGCGGCGAGTTTGATTCGCAATTCGGCTCACGTGATTCGGTGCCTGACGATTCTGCAGGCTTATATTTTGGCGGGGACGCCAAATCAAAACCAGAAGAGCTTGCGAGACTTTCACGGGTGGACGAGATTAGTTTCGGGTGCGGTTGTTTGGTCGGGGTTGCCTGATCCTTTGGGGCGACAGAAAGAGTTGGCGCGCGAAAGTGATGAGGAAAGCGACAACCTGTTGCAATTCCTCTCGCTGATTTACGATGGGCAATTTGGTGTGTCGCTGAGGGTGCCGTTCTCGACAGCTGACTTGGTGCAGTGGGCTCAGGGTCAGGAATCCTTTCGGGCTGTTTTGTCGAGCTTGCGAATCGCGAGAGGGTTGAGTATCGATAACGGCATGTTGGGTCGGGTTCTCCGGAGGTTGAATGGGAAACCGGTGGATGGGTTTTGCCTGGAAAAGCGGGAGGGCCGGAACCCGAACGGGGGCGCGTTGTGGGAAGTCAAGCGGATTTTTTCTGGGGAAGAAATTCATTCTGAAAAGGATGAAGTTCCCTTTTAGCCCACGGGGGTTTCAGAAAAAAATAGCCATTTGCGATTTTTTTTCGAATAATGGCCATGGCCACGAATAGACTATTTCACGGGTTGAGAAATCCGAATTTGGTAGGAGAGTAGAGATGAGTTACTTTAAGACCACGAGCCTGGATGAGGCGGCTGCTGATTTCGCCGCTTACCTGGCCGCCGTTGAGAAGTTGGTAGCGATCGGGGAGAACGGCGAAGTCCGTCCCCTGGAGGTTTGCGAGAGCGAGATCGTCCAGACCCAGGACACGGTAGCTGACTTTCAGTCTCGCAATCACAAGCGCACTGGTTATGTAACCTCCCCGGCTGGGGCTAGGATCGCCTGGTTCCACGATTTCCAGGCCCGCAAGGGCATGCCCCGGGTGCGCCTCTGGGTGGCCGATTACGGCACCTTTCGCCTGGTGTATTTTTCGTAAGGCTGGATCTAGCGGGGTGGGTTCGCCCGCCCCGCAAATTTTCACAAGGAGAATAGAGATGAGAGAAAAAAGAATGGTGGCCGATATTATGGATGCCCCGGCCTGCGTCACTGACGAGGATTTTGACGCCGCCCTCGAAGCGGCGGGGGAAGCCGCCGAAGTGTACAAGCAGGCCATCTTAGCCCTGGTGGCTATCCAGTTCGAAGACGATGCTATTCCCGAAATGATCGAGCGTTTGTATGAATTGGCTGGTCAATTGGCTTACGAGGCTGCTTACGCCGAATTAATAGAGCGCGGTTATACTGCTGGGTCTCTGCGGAATGTCAATGTCACGGTTGAGGCTATTTAACCTAACAGGAGAGAAAAAGATGATTGTCACGATCCGCCGGGTCCCCCGCGAAGTCACCGATGAACAGCTGGAAGCCGTGGAGCACAAGGCGGCTAAAGCGGCCGCCTTTTTCGACAGGGAAGACTTAATCCTCTTGGCAGAAAACGCCGCTTACGAGGCCGCCTGCCTGGAACTTGAGGATCTTGGTTTTAGCTTTCGAGACATGGTTGTTGAAGTCTATATCCCACAAGGGTTTCAGGAAAAAAGTGGCCATTTGTGATTTTTTTCTTGAATTATGGCCATAGCCACAAGTAGGGTTTTTTCAGAAGTAAGAGAGAAAGAGAGAACACAAATGAGCCTCAAGACCCGCAAAGGCAACAACAAGGGTTGCACCGTGAAGCCCCTCAAGCGGTTGTCCATCTACCTCCGGGACGGCCTGGCCTGCGTCTATTGCGGAGCCAGCACCGAGACCGGCGCCCAGTTGACCCTGGACCACGTCAAGCCCGCCTGCCAGGGCGGCACGAACGAGGCCACCAACCTGGTGACCGCTTGCCGCAAGTGTAACTGCTCGCGCCAGGACCGCTCTGTTGCCAGCTTTTGCGAGGCCGTTGCGGAATATGTGAAGGATGGGCGCACCGGCAAGCAGATCGCCGCTCATGTCCACAAGACCCGCAAGCGTGTCGTGAAGGTCGAAGAGGCTCGTGACCTGATTGCCCGCCGCCTGTTTGTCAACGGAGAAATTGTGAAGTAGGCAATACAATATAAGGAGAATGTGCAATGCGTGAGAAGAAGCTAGTTGCAACAATCATGGACACCCCCAGCGGTGTCAAACAGTCTGCCTTGGACATGGCAAGAGATGAGGCTGAAAATGCAGCGGACGTTTACAAATATGCGATTATTGCCCTGGAGGCCATTGCGGATGTCGATTCGGCCATTCCGGAGATGCTAGAAAAGTTGCACGAATTGGCGGATGACGCGGCTCGGGAGGCAGCACACGGCGAATTGCAAGACCGTGGTTATTCCCCAGAGTATTTGGCCACGATGAGCGTGCGCGTCAGCGTTATCTAACAAGACCAGGGCCGGGCGTTTGCCCGGCCAACCTAATACAATAAGAGGAGAAAACACATGGAATCCCCACACCTGGATCTGCAGCTTACCGAGAATTTGATTAACCGAGCATTTATCCTCGGCCTCAACGGCGATTGGGCTTGGGACCTGTTCCGTCGCGTCGAAGCCGAACTTTATTTTGATTGTTCAATCTTCGTGCGAGACCTGCCAGAAAGGCACCTTCGCGATTTTTTCTGCCGCCTGGTCGATGGGTGGACTGTGGACAGTCGCGGCAATAAGTTTCACCACCTTGACGGCTACCTTCACGATGGCCCCAACGGCGAACCGGCGATTGTTCGCCCTGACGGTATGGTCGAGCATTATGAGGACGGCGTCAGGATTTTCTAGACAAAAGGAGACAGGAAGATGTTACCGCACATTACAATTTTTGACGCCCCAAAAGGCGTTACTCAGGCCGAAATGGACTGCACAAGACAGGCTATTAACCAAGCTATCAAGTGGCATTGTGTAGTCATCGGATACCTAGAACTAATGGATGAGGACGCTGTTACATCCTGGCTAATCCAAGAGTTGAAAGACCAAATGGAGGCATTGGCTATTGCCACGGCGAAGGAATGTCTCAAGAGATATTGGTACTCTAGTCGCAGTCTAGCGTCTTTGTCGGTGGATATCCGCATCCCGTACGTTGGGCGTTATATCGACGGAGTTTTGCTTACCCCCAAGGCCTATTTAGCAAACTACAATTTGCCGCGCTGACGGTACGGTTGGGCGATACCAGGACAGCGCCAGGATTTCCTAGTTTAGGCCAAGCCAACCTACTATAACAAGAGGAGACAAGCAAGATGGGCAAGACAGAAGTAGGCCACGAAGTAGTGACCCGTCCAGACGGCGCGGTCGAGAGATTCCGGAACGGCAAGCGTCATGACGGCCCGAACGGAGAACCGGCGGTAGTTGAAGCAGACGGCACAGTTGGGCGATTCCAAGATGGCAAACTGAACGACGGCCCAAACGGAGAACCTGCGATTGTTCGTCCAGACGGTACCGCGTTTCGGTATCAGGACGGTTGGTTGCACGACGGTCCGAATGGTGAACCGGCTGTAGTTAAATCCGACGGCACAGTTGCGCGTTGCCGTGATGGGAAACTGAATGACGGGGTAAATGGCGAGCCCGCGGTAGTCTTTCCGGATGGAAGAACCGAGCGGTACAGGAAGGGCAAAAAAATCGAAGAAGGATCCGGCAAATGACCCCCGAAAACTCCCCGCATTTGGACTTGGAGATTACCGAGGATCTGATCAAGCGAGCGAAAGACTTCGGACTTTCAGGAATGGATCTGCAGATATTAAAACGATATGTTGGTAAGAAAGTCAGAGACGTTTCGTATCCTTTTTATCGTGATCAATACGTGCTTCTGGTTGATGGATGGACGGTTGATTCCAACGGTACCAAGAGGCACTTTCTCAACGGCAAACTACACGATGGCCCAAACGGCGAGCCCGCGGTGACTTGGTCGGACGGGTCTACCGAACGGTATCAGCACGGCAAAATGAACGACGGCGTCAACGGCGAGCCTGCGATTGTGCGTTGTGACGGAAGTATCTCGCGCTGCCTAAATGACCTTGCTC